TATACAATCTGATGTTGAAACTGCTATGACAAAATTAAAAGAGCTTCAAGATAAAAGTCAAGAAATTCAAGAACAATCTCTAGAAAAACAAACTGATACTGAAACTCCTGCTCCTTTAGAAACAGATAAAACTAATACTGATAATGATACTGATAGTGAAGAGGAAAATGAAGAAGAAGAAGAGGAAGATAAAGATAAAGATGAAAAGGAAGAAATTAAATTAGATGACCAATCTATTTCTATTAATGGTTTTGATGGAACAGTTAAACAATTAAAAGATTCAATGAAAAAAAAAGCAAGTCAATTATCCAAAAATAAAAGATATAAGGATAAAGCAGATAGTATTAATAAAACATTGAAAGATGTCAATGAAAACGCAAAAAATACTAATGATGTAGAAGAAATAGTTAAAAGCAATACTTCTTTGACATTCAAAAATAATAATTTAATGGGAGGAAAAAAAACAGTTAGTCATAAAAAAAGAAAGGCTAGAAGGTCTAGAAAAACACATTAAAAATATTAAATTAATATTTAATTTTATAAATTAATTTAATGTCTCATTTCTCTCGTTGTGTAAGGGATATTTATAAAAATATTCGTTAATTCTTGTTCACCATTTCTATTTTCAATAGAATGTATATAATTTAAAATATTTTCTTGACTTAATATTTCACTCTGATTAAAAGGAATAAAATCTTCATCTACAGGAATTAAATCTGGCAAATCATCATTCTCATTTTCTTCTGATGTTAGAGATTGTCTACACAATGGACAACTATTTTTCTTTTTATAACTTTTAAGTAAACATTCTAAACAAAATCTATGTCCACATTTACTAACACAGTTATTTATTTTTCCAATTGATTCCATACATACCGGACATTCTGTATTTTCTGAATTATTTATTCTATTTAATGATTCAATTGTATTTTTCATTTTTTCTCTCTCTTCTTCTTTTTCTTTTTTATTTGTAAGCCATATTCTTTTAAACATTAATACATATTGTATCTTACTTAAACTTACTTTTATACCCCTTAACGAAGCTATTCTTTTTAATGTCTTTAAAGTTAATGAATTAAATTCTGGTTCCTCACTTGATTCTAATATTTTATCAATACATTTATCATAAGGACATTCAGTTATCATATGACCGTTTTGTTCACAATAAGAACACTTCATTATATTTTCTATATGATTACTTTGTGTTTTAATTACAGGTTTTCTTCCTCTACCTTGGTTATTTAAACTTGCTAAGTTGTTGAATGATAATCGATACATTATATAATATATTATATAATAACTTCAATTTTTATTTTTCATGTATCATTATATAGGTAATTCCATTACATATCTTATTACTAATGTAAAAAGTAATATATGAATTATTAAACCTAAAATTGTTGGACATCCTTTTATTTCTGTTTTTCCTATTATTTTTCCAAAAATTAAATTACTCACTCTATAAGTCAATGGATTAAATATGATAAATAAAATTATTGATGTATACAATGTGTATTTCCATTTATTATAATTACTTAGATTTTCTTCCTTCGCACATTTACAACTCATTATAAAATATATTTATATTATATAATCATGAATTCCATTTTTAAATATATTTTATCTATTTTTATTGGTTCTCTTATTGGTTTCCTAGGAGGTTTCCAAGGTATTGCTGGAGGATTTTATATTTCTTTATTACTAATGGTTACTGGTATTTCCCCTAATCAAAGGAAAGCAGCTGGCACTACGCTTTTAGCTATTTTATTTCCTCTTTCTATTGGAGCTGTATATGAATACTGGAAGTCAGGTGATATTGATATTCCTGTCGCAATTATCATTACTTTAACTTACATGATATTTGCCTTTTTTGGAGCAAAAGCTAATGAAAAAGTGGATGAATATATTCCTCTTTTATCTTTATCATTTTTAATGTTTTTAACATCTATTTATTTTGGATACAAAGGTTTTAAATCTTTAAAAAAACTTAAAAAGTGAATACTATTATAATGTAGTATATGAAATCCACTATTATTCCTATATATGACTCTGATCATTCTATTGATAATGATAAAGATATTAATCCTTCATCTATAATTGAAAATGATGATAATAACTATGAAACCGCTTCAGATGATACTGGTTATGATGAAAATATAGATTATAAAGTTATCTCTATGAGAAAACCGTCTTTTATTAGAAAAACTTTAACTGAATTTCGTAAATCGGTAGATGAACAAAAAAATTTTAACTCAACTATGATTGGTTCTACTTTAATTCCTATTGCAAGGCCTTCTTTCATACAACGATTAAAACAAAAAATTTATATTCCCATTGCTATTACCATTGGATTTATTTTAACTGGAGTTATTCTGGCTACTGTTTAAATATTATATGAATATATATAAATGACTACTCATATAATAACTGTTGCTACACACAAAGAAGGTAAGCTTCAAGAATTAATTGATAATAAATTTAATTCCAATATAACTGTTTTAGGTATGGGTCAAACATGGACAGGTTTTAAAATGAAAAATGAACTTGCTTTAAATTATATAAATAATTTACAAGATGACGACATTGTTATTTTTTTAGATGGTTTTGATTCTGAAATTAAACTGGAACCTAATTTAGCAGTAGAGAGATTTAAAAAAAATAATTATAAATTATTGTTTTCTTATGAACCTGGTTCTAATTTATTTAAATTAGATAGATGGGTATGGCCCTCTTGTAAGAAAAATGAACCATTAAATATGGGACTTTGGATGGGTTATGTTAAATATTTAAAAATATTTCTTACTGAATCTTTAAAAGCTAAATGTAAAGATGATCAAGTTATTGGAAATAGTCTTTGTAGTAAATTACAATTTATAGAAGTTGATAAAAATGAACAAATATTTCAAAATTTAAAAATTGCGAATGGTTTTAATTATAATGGACAAGCTATATTTATAAGTTATCCTGGATCTTTTTCATTTAAGAGGGCTTATCGTTTTATTTTTGAATATGTTCAATTTATTTTGTTACCTCTTTTTGTTTTATATTTAATTACAGTTTATTTTTTACTTAAACTAAAAAAGAGAAAATATATTTATATTTCTTCATTTTCTTTTGTTTTATTATTAATTTTATTGAAAGCAGATTATAGTTGTATTAATTATAGTTGGGGTTTTAAAAAATTCTTTATTCAATAATATGCCATTCATTGGGATTATCACTACATATATTAACTAAATGAATATTACATTTTATTAATTTATTGGAACTTAATTTTTCCATATTCAATTTAGATTCTTCATATTCATATTGAATAGAAGTATGTGGATGTTGAGAGAAATTACATTTATAATTATCTGTAATTTTTCTTATTGAATTCCAATTTAAAATAGTTCCTTTATATCCCCACGAACAAATATTATTAGCATCATCTTCATATATATTTTTTTCAAATATAACAGGATCTTTACAATTTACATTTATCATATTACTTTTTCCCATTTTACTTAATAATTCAATATATAATCTTCTAGCATCTTCTTTTTCCATAAAACAACTCACAGTAAAATGTCCTATATGTTTTGTAGCGAAACTGTCTTTTGGATACACATACCATACTCCATATTTGTATCCCATTACTATATAAATATATTCTTTATTTTTATATAGTGCCTTTTTCTCAGTTCCTTTTTTTCAGCTATTTTTAACAAATATAAACGCTATTTTATACATCACAATATTACTTCCATTTTATTTTATTTATTATATTTGTTGAGAGAAATGGATATATAAATGTATAAAATCCTTTTATTAATGTGTTCCCATTTAATATTTGTATTTCGCATAATGTATCATTGTATTTTGATAATATATTTATTATTCCGATTGCTGTTCCTATTTCTAAAGAATGTTTTACATCAAACCCTTTACTATCAAATATCCAACACCATTTATTATTGTTATTTTTTTCTAAAACTTCTCTATAATGATTTAATATTCCCTCTGTATCCCAGTATTTACTCGCATCTGCCGGACAGGTATAATACATATACACGCCTTCTTTTGTTTTCCCATAAAATTCAAAGGAGTGACTTCCTGGTTCTTCATCACATATTAAACACATTTATAAATCAATATATATTTATAAATAACTTCCATCGCAATATTAATCTCTAGCCTTGGGGTAGTAGTCTAATACTGTGATATTGTAATACTGTGATACTGTGATACTGTGATACTGTCCAACGGAACTATACAACGGAACCCTTCCCCCCTACGGCTATCCCACTTTACCCTCTATATAACCCCTATACCCACTAACCAGAAATCGGTTACATAACGGGAAATCGGTTACATAACCATTTATCGGTTATATCAAAATAAAGTTGATGTGGATTTTTCGTAATTTAGAAAGGCATATCAACTCAATACGAGTCTAGAACTTACTTCAACTTCAACTTCAAAATGGAAATGTGTTTAATTTGCTGCGAGGACTTTAACCAGTCCAATCACAAACTTGTCTCTTGCCCTTGGTGCCAGTTCGCAGCATGTCGATCTTGCTGTCAAACCTACATCCTGGATCAAGATGAAACCGTTTGTATGAACAAAGGTAAAAAACCAGATGGCACTTTTATCTGTCAAAAAGTCTGGACTAGAAAATTTGTAACGGATACTTTCCCTAAGACATGGGTCAATAGAGAGTGGAAGGCCATGAACTCCCGAGTCGCAGTTGAGCGTGAAAAGGCATTGTTACCGGCTACTGTATCCGTTGTAGAGAACAGAAAGGAGATCGACCGTATGAAAGCGGAAGTAGAAGAAATCACTAAGGAAATGAGAAGACTTACTAACCGACGATGGGCGTTACAACGACAGATTCAGGCTGGTGGAAGCGTCGTCACTACTGAAGTCAAATCGTTTGGTCATAAGTGTCCTGATCAAGAGTGTCGTGGCTTCCTCTCTACACAGTGGAAGTGTGGTATGTGTGATAAATGGACATGCCCAGATTGTCATGTCATTAAGGGCACCACTCGTGACGCACAGCATACATGTGATCCTGATGTCAAAGCAACAGCTCAGTTCTTAGCTAAGGACACTAAACCATGTCCTAAGTGCTCTACTCCCATCCATAAGATTGAAGGATGTGATCAGATGTGGTGTACTCAATGTCATACTGCTTTTAGTTGGCGTAGGGGTACGATTGAAACTCGCATTCACAACCCACACTATTATGAGTGGCAAAGACAGCAAAATGGTGGAACCGCTCCCAGGAACCTTGGAGATTTCGAGTGTGGACGAGACTTAGCTGATCAACGAGCCAACCGTTTCATCCATGACATTCTTTCAAGAGTCGGTATTATGGATTATTTGAGCACTCCTCAAAAAGCTCAAATGGAAAGCCTAGTTAAATATATTCCTCAAATTATTCGCAAAACGGTTCATCTTCAATTACATGATGGTGGTCGGTTTAGAACGGACAATGTGGTCGACAATTTGGAGGTTAGAGTCCGTTATTTGAAAAAGGATATCACGGATAAACAGTTTGCTTCCAAAGTCCATGCCGCTTATAAAGCTCATGAGAAGAAAAAAGACATTGCTGATGTGATACAACTTCAAGTTCAAGGTGTAACGGATATTATCTACCGGATTGCAGACTTTTTGAAAACGACGGTTGCGCCTAAAAAGAATGATTTGGGACAAATGTGCTACATTAAAATGAAACCTGAATGGGCAGACAAAGTAAGTGATATGTTTAGCGAGGTGAAACAGCTAACGGACTATTCCAACGGTATCCTAGAGGAGCATGCCAAGACCTATGGCTGTAAGACCTGGAAAATAGCTTACAAAGAGGACCAGTGGAGGGTTCTTATGTAGATAGATAGATTGTTTTATAACCCTTAAATTAAATAAAATTGAACTTTTTTTTTACAAAAGTTTTTTTATACAAATGATAGCCCGTTCTTTATCAAAAGTATTAGAAAACAGAGAAATGAATGTAACAGGAAATACATGGACCTTTTTAGCGATACAGAAGAGAATAAACAAATATCCTTGTAAACCCTTAGTGAGAAAAGAGCCGGTAAAAAAAGACCTATGGATACTTGCTAACCAACCTTCAACTTCAACTTCAACTTCAACTTGGGGAACAAATGTAGAAATGAGTAGTTTTTAGAAATTTTAAAAAAAAAAAAAAAAATAAAAAAAAAAATAAACTTTTTTTTGAAAAAAACTCGTCAAAAAAAAAAATTGAAGTCAATTTCTTCAAATACTTACTTGTATCAAAAAACTTTAACAGTTTCAAAAACTTTCAAAAACTTTCAAATCAACATGTCCGCAAACACTAAGATGCCCACTTTCATGAAGGCTATGTCCAAGGTAGCCGCTGAGAACAAGGTCTCATCTAAGGTAATCAAGGCGAAGATGGCTGCCAAAGCCAAGCGCGCTAAAGAGGTAAGTAAAGAACGAGCTTTAGAGCTCGCTGAAGAGAAGAAGGCTGCTAAGGAGCTAGCCAAGCTTCAGAAAATCGCTGATAAGGAGGCTGCTAAGCAAGCCAAAGCTGAGGCTAAAGAGGCTGCCAAGCTTGAAAAAGCTAAGGCTGCTGCTGAGGCTAAGGAGGCTAAGGCTGCCGAGAAGCTAGCTGCCAAGGAGGCTAAGGCTGCCGAAAAGCTAGCTGCCAAGGAGGCTAAGGCACTCGAGAAGCAACAGGCTAAGGAAGCCAAGGTTGCTGAGAAGCTAGCTGCCAAGGAAGCTAAGGCTGCCGAGAAGCTTAAGGCTAAGGAAGATGCCAAGGCTGAGAAGCTAGCTGCCAAGGAAGCTAAGGCTGCCGAGAAGCTTAAGGCTAAGGAAGATGTCAAAGCTGAAAAGCTAGCTGCCAAGAAAGCTAAGGCTGTCGAGAAGCAACAGGCTAAGGAAGCTGCCAAGGCTGAGAAAAAGCTCGCTAAGAAAGCCGCTAAGACCGAGAAGGCTGAGGCTAAGAAAGCGGCTAAACTTGACCGTCAAGACCTTATTCAGGAGATTGTAGAGAAGCTTGGTGGTGAAGAAATCACACAAGTAGCAGTAGAAGCATAGATACATTAGATAGATTGTAAATTGTAACCGTTAACTAAATAAAAGGAAGAGGCTTAGTGCCTTTTTTTCCGTTAGGAAGAGAGAAAATAAAAAAAATTAAATCGTAAATTAAAATTGAAGTTATTTTTTTCAAATACTTATCCACATAAATAACTCAAAGAGTTTCTAAGACTTTAAAAACTTCAAAAACTTCAACAATGCCGTGTACTTTATGTGGCCAAGCAGGCCATAACCGAAGATCTTGTACAACAATGTACTATTGGCGATCAATGAGAGAAAATGAAATTATTCGTAATGAATCAGCCAGGACAGAAAGGGAACAAATTCGCAATGAGATGTCACATTATACACCACCAATAACCCCTGTTCCTCATTCACCACCACCAGCACCATCTAGAGGTGGTCAAGGTCAAGTTAGAACAGTAGTTACTATCAGTTATGAAGATACAGCACCAAGAATAATGAGAGTAAATCATGTAGAGAGAAATCTTTTGAGAGAATTTGATTTAGCTACTTTGGATCCACCTACATTTGGAGCACCTCTTACCCAAAAAAAAACACTTGCTACTCAATGTGAACAACCATATGAAGCAACTGATTGTGGTATTTGTATGGAGGAATTAAAAAACACAAACAAATTTATTACGAGATGTGGTCATCAATTTTGCGGATGTTGTATGATTACACATATGAGAACACAAGACTTTTGTCCGACATGTAGAGGAATCCTGGTCTAGACGGAGGTTTTAGCGGCTTGGGGGTTCCGTCCCCCTACGACGGAAGTTTTAGCGGCTGCGCCGCGGTTCGTTTTTACGGGGCTAGCGCCCCGGATGCCGATCTCTTCTTTAAATACTTTCAATTTATTCTTTTGTTAATAACTTAAATAAAATAGAATTTATTTTCTATTTTTTTCTCTCTATTTTACTCATTCTCATTTCTCTATATACAACAAATTAAAAATCGATTGTCTATCATTTTAAAATCTACTATCATACTCTTTCAATTTACTACTCTAGAGAGAAAATAGAGAGATTAATTCAATTCTATTTTTTTATTCAAGTCCATTTCTTTTTTCTGGATTTTCTCTCTACTTATCCTATATTCATTCCTCTATATACAACAAATTTAAAAGTGAATAGTCTATCATTTTTAAATCTACTAGCAACTCTATCATACTCTTTCATTTTCACCCTATAGAGAGAAACAGAAAGGTCGAGAGATTAATTCAATTCTATTTTTTATTCCATTCTATTCTATTATTTAAGTATTTCATTACTAACCAGAAATCGGTTACATAACCAGAAATCGGTTACATAACCAGATATCGGTTACATAACCACATATCACTCATAAAAAAAATAAACTTTATTTAATTAATTAATTCAAAAACTTAGCTACATTTAATCTTCATCTTCATCTGGTATCTCTTCTATCTTATTACTTTCTTCATTCCATATTCCTATAGCATCATGAGACTCCATATCATATAACACATTATCTTCTGATTTCAAATATGTTTTCCCTTCAATCTCAAATTTGATTACTTTTGTTTCATCTTCATCTTCATCTTCTACTTCTTCTTCAATTAATTCTTCACTGCTTGCGCCTGCAATTAATTCTTCACTGCTTGCGCCTGCCTTTTTCTCTTCTGTATTTTCTTGTTCTAATAGAGAAGCGATTAGGTCTTCACCCGCATTATTGTTTACTATTTCTTTGTTTTTTTTTGGTCGACCTCGTTTCTTTTTTTCTCCTTCTGAGCATTCGCTAGCAGTATCATCCGCACTAGTATCTTTCTTAGGTCTACCTCTTTTTCCTTTTTTTTCTTCGAAATGGCATTCAGGGATCGTCCAACCTAATTTTTCTGCTTCTTTTAATGCTTCTTCTTTACTGATATTTAATTTTTTCATTACATTAGCAAAAGGCACAGTTCCTTTTCCTTTTGGATCAACATAATCTAATATTCCACATTTCAATCTATCATCTACACTTCCATAAGGTAGACTTCCACCATTCTTTTCCATTAATTTTACACAACTCCCACAATAATCATTTGAACCCCGACTACGATTACATTGTGTATGTAGTCCATTATTCAATTTTAATCCTTTACAACATTCTTCTATTACTACTCCACACCAAGGTAATACACTACTTCCTACACCACTTCCTACACCACTTCCTACACCACTTCCTACACCACTTCCTACACCACTTCCTACACTATCCTTTCCCACTCTTTCTTCACCACTTCCTACACCATCCTTTCCCACTCTTTCTTCACCACACAATATGCTTAATAACTCTTCCTTACTTACTCCCAACCCTACACTCAAACGACCTACTACATCACTACACACCTCCTTATATAAACTTTTCTGTAATGATTTACTTAATTCCATCTCACCTTTCCCATACTCCTTTCTACATTACACACTTCAACTTTTTTTCTTTGGGGGTTCCGCCCCCCTACGACGGATCTTTGTAAAATAAATAAAACCAATGGTATTTAAATAAAACCCCTCTATTAAAAAAATTGAAGTTTACTATTAGTATTTTAGAATACGCATCAACTAAACTAAAAGATGAGTAAATCATTAAAAAATTGTTCGGTATGTCACGCGGCAAAACACAAAACAGGTAAGTGCTTTCAAAAAAATTTATATGATAAACTTATATTCAACCAACATCGATACATTGAAGATCATGTAGGACTTGATAACCAAGATACATTTTGGGTTATTAGAAATATATGTGAAGTCCCACTGTGCGATAAAAACTCACTAAAATACATTGTTACATGTTGGCTAAGTATAAAAAGTTACTATTCTCCCATCAATAACAAATGGTATGAGATAGATGCTAGTTGTGTGAAACCAACAAAACCTATTGGTAAACACACCAAATTACAATTAGAAAGATTATATGTAGTAATAATGAAGAAAGTCATTGATATTTTTGTAGAAATACGACATGATGAAAAAATGTTTACAAAAACAGAAGAAGAAGATGAGCAATGTCCTATTTGCTTGGAAAGCACCAAAGGACAAAAAACATGCACTACTGAATGTGGACACTCTTTCTGTTCTCCTTGCTTCTTCACAACAATGCAGTCGCAAATAGATCAGAGAGGAAAATCTACATGTCCATTATGTAGAACAATATGCTTACAGACTAGATCTAGGTATTAAAAATAAAATTGTATCTATAGCTCAGTTGGTAGAGCGCTCGACTTTTGATCGAGTGGCCGAGGGTTCAAGCCCCTCTAGATACACATGGGACATAATATAGTTCGCCTCCTCGTGGTGTGTCCTGGATTAAAACCAAATGAACTATTCCCTTTTAGCACAGCAAGATGCTAATTGTCGTCGGTCTAAACTCTAAATAAATATAAATAATAATTACATGATAAAAAATGACCTGGATAAGTCATTAAACTGTCCTGAATCCTGCTTAAAAATCCAAGCAGGGGGTATGTAAATCCTTAACCGGCAGTGCATACTTATGTAGCTCTCCCATACCACGGTTATCGCATTAGATAATACTCCAAACGTAGGGGCCGGATAGCTCATGGCCCAGAACTATTCCAGTATCTTTATGCTATGACTAAGAGAACCACTTCCGCAAGGGGAGTTTCGGTGACTCGGTAGTGAAAAGATTGGGTGATAGAGGAATTAGTCACTACTTACTTGGTGGAAAAGCCGTAATAAATGCGGTCGTAAAGTAAGACAATATACAGCGTTACAAAGGGTTTATATTATGATCAATGAAATTCAACCGACGGGAAGAAAATCAGAGAAAATAGAATTCACTCTATAAAATACTTTATTTAAATATAAAGTATGTCTTGGTTGTAAAAAACTAAGGCCGTTAGTATATTGGAAAAACATAGTTAACTTTTCTGGAAGAGTTTATTTCTGTGATGGCCTAATCAGGAATAAACTAATATAGATTAGAGCGCTTATGTTTTGGTGCTATTGGGTAGTTAAGACTTCTCTATTTGAAAAAATTATGTAAAAGAAGTCCTTTGAAGATATAAGTAGGACGCTAGTTATATCTTCATTGTTTTTTTTTTATTTTTCTTGTTCTGTTTTTTTTAACACCAGGATATCTATGTGATACCCAACATAGTGCACAAAATACAGTTCCATGCTGTTTTGTTACTTTCAATGAGTCATATATAAATATTTTACCTGGATGTATTTTAAAACCTTTTGATGTAGAATTATTTTTAAAAATCTCAACTGATTTATTTATTTTACCATAACCTCTTCTTTCAATTAATCCCTTTAATGATATAGATAAACTATCTAAAGCATCTTGTTTAGTCCCATGTCCTGAGTATTCTAATGCAAATCCTCCTAGATATTTATTAGTATTATCATAAACATCTGTAGTTAACACAGCAGTACTAATAAATTCCCCTTTATCTCCATTTGCTTGTGCTTTTATACATTCCATTGCTTCTCCCCAATTAATCCGCTTTAAACCATCTTCTTTGGATATTTTTTTCGCATGTGTAGGAATAACACTTGTATATTCGATTATATTACAATCTTCAATTCCAGCATCAGTTAAAGCTGCGTCATATGATCCTGTTTCATACTTTAACCCTTGAGAACCTGCTTCAGATTCTCCCTTTCCACTAGTAGCAAAATATTCATAAGGAATTCTATTTCCAAATATCATATTATATAATATAATTACATTTTTCTTTTAGATTTCTTAGATTTCTTAGATTTCTTAGATTTCTTAGATTTCTTAGATTTCTTAGATTTCTTAGATTTCTTAGATTTCTTAGATTTTCTTTTTCCTCCAAATGTAGCCGGTCCATATCCATAAATAGGATCTTTTGGGTCTTCTTTAACTTCACCAGATTCGATAGCTTCTCCAGTTTCAAATTCCATTGGATCAGAAAATAAATCTCTTTGCATTTTTGACACATCAGTATACACTGTATTTCCTGATTTAACCATTTCGTAACGGGTTCTAGGTGTAATAACACTTCCATCAGGAGCAACAAAATCGCTTCGAGGACCTTCATATTCAGGCTCTAAATATTTTCCCTGTCTTTGCATTTCAGCTATAGCTTTTTTATTCTTTTCTCTCTTTTCTTTATCCATTATCCTTTTCTCATCCATATGTTTTTGTTGAGCATTTTTTTTAACAGGTGTTTCATATCCCTCACCACCTTTTTTTATACGCATAGATTTAGATCTTGGCATATATATATATATATTAATTATACAATAAAAAAATACAAATTTAAATTACTAGAAAATGGATTTATATATTTGGAATTATTTTCTCTCTACAAAGGCAACAAAATCCTCCTGTAGATTGATTCTTTATCATATTTCGTGTAAAACAATGCAAACAAATTTTATGCCCACAATCAGGCATAAAATAACTAGTAGGTTTGAATTGTTCTAAACAAATAGGGCAACAATTTTCTTGATGTTCCTTTTTCTCTTCATTTTCTCTCTGTATCATTTCTTTAATTTGATTTTCAAACTGATTTAACTTATCAAATGTATTTTTTATATTAATATCGATATTTTCTATATTTTCAACTTCAAAATCTAATACCTTTGTAGGTTCTAATTCTGGAAATTTTTCTATTCTGTAAGGATTAGCTAGATGTTTTTTTAAAGATTTCGGATAAATATTCTTTTCCAAAAAATCTTGATTTCCTGTTCTTCTTGAAGTCGTTTAATAAATAGATCAATGTCTTCCATGTTGAGAGAGATAATATATTTAAAAAAATATATAAAAGTATTTCAATTTTATTTATAAATAAATAATAATGAGAGATAAGTGGAAGAAAAAAAGACAAAGACGACTTAAACGGTTGAGAAGAAAACAAAAAAAATAAAATTATATATTATAATGTTATCAAATAGGAAATTAATCCATTTGCTTAGTGCATTATTTGCATTTATAGCTTTTTTAATTTGTATTTACCAAATAATTTATAAATTAATAGACCCAGCAAAAGTAATAGTATTTTTAAGTTTTTCTTTATTTTTGACAAATATCGGATTTTTACTTACAAATTTTAAATAATTATTGTATTTACCTTTCTCTTACTTTTATAAATAACACTTCCTACATCAGGTCCTTTTTTTAAATTATTACATTTTGTATAACAAATTTTTAAGTTTTTTAAATTTTTATATTTAGTATTATTTTTACACAAGGTTGCGGCATAAGCTAATACATCTTCATCAGGATTATTATCCTTTATAATAACATGACATGATGGAAATGAATTTAGATGAAGCCATATATGATCACAATCAAAATTAATAATATCCCAATTTTCCTTAGCATTTTGTCCAATAACTATAGTTGTATCATTAAACTCTTCTGTCTTCATTATTGTATTATATTGATTTAAAACAATTAAATATTTTAAATCAATTTTATTCAAAATAAATATGAGTTCTAGTTATTGTTTTATCATTATTAAAAACAATATTTTCTTGTTTGTTTTTTGACCATTTTTTATATTGTTTTACCGTCATCCATAATGTATGTGTCCTAACTGATTCCATTATATATATTAGTATCTATTCTTTAAATATTTTTAATAAGGCATTCCCCAATCATCAGTAGATTTTTGAAAGCATTTACATCCTTCTAAATCTTTTGTTTTAGATTCCTTTCCACAAAAACTACATAGATACTTAAAAGATTGAGTCATAATAGACAATTTACCTGTTTTAAATAAATTTTCTAGTTCACTATACCCCCCTATATGAGTTCCATTAATGAAAATATTAGGCACAGTTTTGTAATTAGTTTTTGAAATTAACTGTTGATGTAAAATTGAACCTTCTTGTATTATATCCATTTCATAAACTAAAGGTTTTATATTACAACTGTCAAGTAATAGTTTTGCTTTATTACAAAATCCGCATGTAGTTTTGCTAAAAACACATACTTTATTAGTATCAATATAAAAATCAAGTAAAGACATTTATTATTTAAATTAGAATATTATTTTTAAATAATAACTCTTATTTATTTACTAATTTCTGTATTATCCTTTTGCTTATTTTTAATAAAATGTCTATTCATAAAACGCTGAATATTAAAATAAGTGACTTGGGTATTATCATCTGTTCCAAGTAATTCATGTAGCTTATCATCAGGTTTGATAACACGATTATTTTCGTCTGTGGTAAGAGAATTTTGCTTGATGTAGCTACAAATAAATTTGGTTACTTCAGTTCTAGCAATTTCACTTCCATGATCCTTTCCCATAAAATCACACAAATCATTGGAAATTGGAGAAGCGGCAGCGAATCCTGAAGGCTTTCTATTACCTTTGGACATCTTCTTTGTTACCTCCTTCTTATGTTGTTTAATTTCCTTTTTAACTGTCTTTTCAAGACTCTTTAATTGATTAGACAACGCAGTAATCTGTACCTTAAACTGAGATAATGTTGATAAAATAGAAGTAAATTGATTATCAATTTGAGAATCCTCAACAACTTCGGTAATTGGTTCTGTATCAGTAGCACTCATTATATATATTACATACATGTAGTATCTTTAAACTAATTTTTTAAAATAGTTAAAAGTATTTTAAAAAATATATTAAATTAAAATAATAACTTAATAATTTGTATTTTTATTTAACGAGAGTCAGATTGTTCAGAACGGTTTGCTGAACGACGAGTTGATGTCTTTCTTCTAGTAAGAACCCATTCCTCATCATCACGACCACCTTCTCTAGGACCAGAACCACGATATTGTGGGCGACTATCTCGATCAGACGAAGATCTAGGAGGACGGGAATATTGACGACGGGGAGGAGCAGAAGAACGAACATCATTTCGTGTCTCACAAAGGAGTTGACCACCACCAATTCCAGAAACAGTCTGGGCTTGATACTTATGGTCACCATCCTCAACAGTGGTTAAAGAAAATTGAACATATTCACCTTGAACCAAATATTTATATTGCTCCTCACTTACTTGAATAGAACTATGATGGGTAAATACATCGGTATTCTTTTCTACATCACTAGATTGAGGTGTAGAAACAACTGTAATAAAACCGTAACCAGCCTTATTATTAAACCACTTTACACGGCCAGTATAAAGTGTAGAAGGTGTAGCTGTATTAGACTCTGTGCTCATTATATACACTTGTATTAAGTAAACTTTAAGTTGTTTATTATAATGTTTTAAGAAGGAAAGAAATAAATTCATAATCAGGTTCTTCTTCGTAAGACAAATTTTCAACATATTCAAGAAGTTCAATTAATTTAATAGGAATTTCTATGTTTTCTCTCATAATGTATAAAAAATTTTCTTTTAATTTTAGAATTTCTTTCTCTTTTTCTTTTAAATTTATTATTTTTAAACCTTGCCAAGGTAAATTTCCTAAATATAAATAAAATAATATATAAACCATTGAAATGATATCATCTCTTCTACTTGGTTCTTCTCCATTATGAATATTTTTACTTACATATCTTAATGTTCCTGTTATAGTTTCATGTTTCTTATTAGATTTATGATACCCATTTTTATCAATATATTGTTTTGATAATCCAAAATCAATCAATTTAATTTTTTCATTTTCCATTAAAAAATTACCTGGTTTTATATCCCTATGAATTATTCCATGTAAATGTATATTTTTTATACAACTTAACATTTGTAAACCTAATTTCCTTATTAATCCTTTTCTATTCATTTCTTTAAGAAGAGATTTACTATAAAACTCATCTATTTGATTATCCAATAACTCCATTATTAAATAATTGTAACTTATTGTTTCACCAAAATATTTTATATTTACTACATTATCTAATGATTTTAAATAACGCAATATTGTTGTTTCATATTTCAAAGTATTTTTGGATGATTTTTTTTCAATTTTAACAGCTACATGTTTTTTTTTATAAATATGGATTGCTTTCCAGACTTCTCCATATGATCCTTTACCTATTTTATTTATCAATTTATAATCATTAATTAATTGCATTACTATTATAGTATATTAATATTTTTTCAAAAATAAAAATTGAAACTTATTAAAGATTTAAAAATTATATTAATAATAAACCATGGTTATAATCTGTAAAGACACATTCCCTTCAAATAATCTATTCAAAGAACATTTTCAAAAATTTCCATTTGAATTAAGTGATTTCCAAAAATATGCTATACAGTCTATTGTCGAAGGTAATCATATTTTAGTAACAGCTCACACTGGTAGTGGTAAAACATTACCAGCTGAATTTGCTATTGAATATCTAGTAGGAAAAGGAAAAAAAATAATATATACATCCCCTATTAAAGCTTTATCGAATCAAAAATTTCACGAATTTTCTGAAAAATTTCCTAATATTAGTTTTGGTATTTTAACAGGAGATATTAAATTTAATCCTGAAGCAGATGTATTAATTATGACTACAGAAATTTTAAGAAATACTCTTCTTCAAAAACAAATTAATAATCAAAATGTTCCTCTACAATTTGAAATGGATTTCCAAAATGAACTTGGTGCTGTAGTATTTGATGAAGTTCATTATATTAATGATGCTGATAGAGGTAAAGTTTGGGAAGAAACTATTATGCTTTTACCAAATCATATTCAATTAGTTATGCTTTCCGCCACTATTGATAAACCAGATCATTTTGCAAAATGGATTGAAGAAGTTAAATCTGATGATAATAATCAAAAAATTGTCTATTTAGCACCAACTAACCATAGAGTTGTTCCTTTAAAACATTACTTATATACTACCTTACCGCAAGGTATTTTAAAAAATATAAAAGACAAAGAATTTATTAAATTTATAAATCAATTCTTACATAAACCTATGGAAATTAAAGATAATAAAAAACAGTTCCATGAGGAAAATTACGAAAAAGTAAGAAAATTATTAGAATATACTAAAAAAAATAACTGCTATATGAAACCATCCTTTGTTTTAAATGAAATTACTAAATATTTAAATAATAATAATATGTTGCCTGCTATTTGCTTTGTATTTTCCAGAAAGGGAGTTGAAAAATTTGCCCAATGTATTAATGTATCCTTATTTGATGAAGAATCTACAGTTCCTTCTACAATTAGAAATGAATGTAAACAAATTTTACGCAAACTTCCAAACCATAAGGAATACACTAATTTACCTGAATTTGATTTTATTATTAAATTATTAGAGAAAGGAATTGCCATTCATCATTCAGGTGTAATGCCTGTTTTCAGAGAAATGATTGAATTATTATTTGCCAAGGGATATATAAAATTATTATTTGCTACTGAAACCTTTGCTGTAGGAATTAATATGCCAACTAAAACAGTTATATTTACTGGTTTTGATAAATTTAATGGTTCAAGTATGAGATTATTATATCCACATGAATACACACAAATGGCTGGAAGAGCTGGAAGAAGAGGATTAGATACTATTGGCCATGTTATTCATTTAAATAATATGTTTTCATTACCTTATACATTTGATTATAAGAATTTACTTAATGGAAAACCACAATCACTACAATCTAAATTTCAAATTTCTTATAATTTAATATTAAATTTTCATCAATTTAATAATAATACATTAAATTTCGCATCAAAAAGTATGTGTCATGGAGAGATTAATACTGAAATATCTATTCAAGAAAATAAATTGACAGAATTAAAAGAAGAATACAATAAAAAGATTGAAAATCCTCTTTATAAATCAATTATAAATAATAAAGATAAATATGAACAATATTATAAACTCACAGAAGATATTAAAACAAGTAAACAAAAAATCAGAAAACAAATTCAAAAAACATTAGAACAAATTGAGAATGGTAACAAACACTTTAAAAATGAATTAGAACAATATAATTCATTATTAAAATTAGAAAATGAAATTATTAAGCAAGAAGATTATATTAAAAATTTAAAAGAGTATTTTATTTCAAATTACAATGAAAAATCTTTATTCTTACAGAATAGGAACTTTTTAGATAGTGACTATAAAGTATCTGAAAAAGGAGCATGTGCTACATTCATTCAAGAAACTCATTGTCTTGCTTTTATTGACTATTTCTTTAGAAATAATTATTTACAACATTTATCAGCTATAGATATTGCAGCATTATTAAGTTGTTTTAGTAATATTAGAGTTAAGGATGAACTAAAAATAAATAGTGCAAATAATTTGTTAACCCATAGTGAATTAATTGATTCAGTAATTACATTAAAATGTGTATATGATGAATATATGATAGAAGAATCTAGATTTAATAGTAGTATAGAAAATTTAGATATATCATATGAACTAGTTGTTCCTATTCATGATTGGTGTAATTCGCATGATGAAGGAACATGTAAATTTGTATTACAATGTTGTGAAAATGAATTTGAAATATTTACAGGAGAATTTATAAAGGCTATTTTAAAAATAAATAATATGGCAAATGAATTAAAAAATGTAGCAGAATATTTGGGAAATATTGAACTACTTCATAAACTCCAAGAAATTCCTGAATTAACTCTTAAATTTATTGCTACTAATCAGTCTCTGTATGTTTAAATTATTATTAATATAAAAAATATTAATTTAATTATTTTTTCTTTGATTTCTTTGATTTCTTTGATTTCTTTGATTTCTTTGATTTCTTTGATTTCTTTGATTTCTTTGATTTCTTTGATTTCTTTGATTTTTTATTTATTCGCATTCTTTTTTTTGTTCTCTTTTTTCCACCGTTGAATGATGGAGATGGAATCCATTCCTTTGGAGATGGAATCCATTCCTTTGCATCAGGATTGAGAGATGATACCTTTTCAGATGATACCTTTCCAGATGATTCATTTGCTTCAGGATTGAGAGATGATTCTTTTTCAGACGATCCTATATCTATTGATGACTCTTTTTGGGAC